GAAGCCGTAATCGATGCTATTCATGAAGAGTTACCATACATTCTTGAAGAGCACATGGCTAAACAAGAGAAAAAAGCATTACGTGAAAACAAAACATTTAGCTATAGTAGCGCAGATGTAACACCTGGCAATCCAGATATTAGAGCGTCATTACGTAGTAAAATGGGTGAAGCCTTTGGCTTTCAACAACCACAACCAGCATTAAAAGTAATTGATGCTGTTGACGAAGCTACAGGTGAAAAAGTAAATCCATTTGCTGCTTTTATTGCTGATGCTGCTAATAATATGTCTCCAATGGACAAACAAGGATTAAGAAATTTAGATTAAGATGCCTATACCTCAAACAATACGTGTAAATCCGTTAGATTTACGTAAGAATATTGCTATTGGGGTAAGCTTACCTTTTAAAGGTCCTTTTAAAAGTACTTATACTACGGCGGTTCAAATTAAATCTAATTTAATTAATCTTTTACTTACTGCTAAAGGTGAAAGAGTAATGAATCCAAATTTTGGATGTAATATTAAAAAGCAATTGTTTGAAAATATTAATGCTGGAACAGAACAAAAAGTTATAAATAGTATTATAGAAGCAGTTAATACATTTATACCTGAGATAGAACTTTTAAATATAGTAGTTAATCCCAATACTGATTTTAATGCAATGAATGTAACGATAGATTATAAAATTATTATATCTAGTAAAAAAGATCAAGTAACAATACAATTTGAAACAATACAATAAAAATGGCTAACGAAGATAAAAATATATCATATTTAAATAAAAGTTTTACCGATTTTAAATCAGTACTACAAGAATATGCTAAAACATATTTCCCAAACACATATAATGACTTTTCTGAAGCAACACCTGGGAACATGTTTATTGAAATGGCATCTTACGTTGGTGATGTATCTTCATTTTATTTAGATACTCAAGTTCAAGAAAACTTCTTATTATACGCTAAAGAAAAAGAAAATTTATATGCTCAAGCATATGTAATGGGATATCGTCCTAAAGCATCTTATGCTTCTAATACTAATGTTGACATATATCAAATGATACCTTCAATTTCTACAGATGGAGGTATTACCTATCGTCCAGATGTTGTAAATTATGGTTTAATAATCCCAGCAAACACAATAATTACTTCAAATTCTACAGGTACTAAATTCCTTACTACCCAACAAATTGATTTTACTAATACGGGCAGTGCTGAGCTTACATTTATGAATAATAATTTTTATTTAATTAAAAAATCAGTCCCTGCCATATCAGCTGAAATAGAAGAAACTACTATTAATATAGCAGCAAATCAAAAGTTTGCAACTGCTACTATTGAAGATAGTAATATATTACAAATATTAAACGTTACTGGTAGTGATGGAAATTTGTGGTATGAAGTTCCTTATTTAGCTCAAACATCAATATTCCAAAGAATAGCAAATACAGGAGCTAACTCAGATCAAGTACCTTATTTATTACAATTACAAAGAGTTCCTAGACGTTTTGTTTCTAGAACATTATCTGACAATACACTACAATTAGAATTTGGTGCTGGTTTATCTACTGATAAAACAGATAGTCAAATTATTCCAACAGCAGGAAGTATTAAAGCAGGTTCAGTACCTGGTATTTCATTATTAACAAATAATTATAATGAAGCATCTACTTTTTTTACTCAAGAATATGGTTTAGCACCTTCAGGTTCATTAACAGTTAAATATTTAAAAGGCGGTGGTATTACATCTAACGTACCTGTAAATGATTTAACTACTTTAGATAAAACTTATATCTATTTTAAAAACGGAACTCCGGCAAATGCCGCTTTAGCAACTTCCGCTTCTAATAGCGTAATATCAGCTAATCCTTTACCTTCCGCAGGTGGTAGAGATGGAGATAGCATTGAAGAAATTAGACAAAATGCTTTATATTCTTTTTCAACTCAATTAAGAGCTGTAACTAAAGATGATTATATAGTAAGAGCATTATCAATGCCTGCTGATTATGGTACTATAGCTAAAGCTTATGTTTCACAAGATTTTAATAATAACCCACAACAAACTGTTGCTTATACTCAACAATATAATCCTTTATCTTTAGATTTATATGTTTTATCTTATAATAACAATAAACAATTAACTACAGGATCTTTAACTTTAAAACAAAATTTAGTAACATATCTTAACCAATATAGAATGGTTACTGATGCTATTAATATTAAAGATGCTTACTATATTAATATTGGGCTTAATTTTGATATTACTGTAGCAAGTGGATATGCTAATAAAGATGTTTTAACTTCTTGTATATCAACATTGCAAGATTACTTTAATATAGATAAATGGCAAATTAATCAACCTATTACCTTATCTGATATACAATCTAAATTATTACAAATTAAAGGGGTACAATCAGTAGTTAAATTAGAAGTAACAAATAAACAAGGAGGAAGTTATTCTCCATATGGGTACGATATCGCAGGTGCAACTAAAAACGGCAATGTTTATCCATCATTAGATCCTGCTATATTTGAAGTTAGATTTCCTAACACAGATATTCAAGGTAGAGTAGTAGTAAGCTAAAAATTAAAAATATGAATTTAGAAAAATTAAAAGGACACATCCCTGACAATGTTATTGCTCAAATTCCAGGAGTAATGGAAAAATTTGAAATTAATACCCCACTACGTTTAGCTCATTTTTTAGCTCAATGTGGTCATGAATCCGGCGGATTCCGTTTAACTAAAGAAAATTTAAATTATAGTGCTAAAGGCTTAATGGGTATATTTAAAAAATATTTCCCTAATGAGGCATTAGCTAAACAATACGAGCGTAAGCCAGAAAAAATTGCTAATAAAGTATATGGTGGTAGAATGGGTAATGGTGCTGAGGCAACAGGTGATGGTTCTAAATTCTGTGGTCGCGGTTATATCCAATTAACTGGTAAAGATAATTATACAGCATTTGGTAAATCAATAAATGAAGATATTGCCGCTAACCCAACATGGGTAGCAGAAAAATATGCATTATTATCAGCTGCTTGGTTTTTTAATAAAAATAAATTACATGTTATGGCGGATGGTGGTGCAACTGATGCAGTTGTCACATCAATCACTAAACGTGTTAATGGTGGTACAATTGGTTTACCGGATCGTATCAAACATTTTAAAGAATATCACGCGTTACTAGCGTAAAATAGTTTGGTATTTAACATATTTATATGTAGTAATTACTAACTATGGCAGTTTATAAAATATTCCCTGAAAAAAGTGCAACAATATATTCATTCTACCCAACGTTAAATACAGGGTTAGATGAAATATTAGAAATAAGCACATTCGAATCAATTAATAGTACTAACGAAGTATCACGTACATTATTAAAGTTCCCCTCATCTGAGATTAGCCTTGCTATGGCATTGGTTAGTTCAAGTGCATATTCAGCTTCATTAAAATTATTTGTAGCTAATACATCACAGATACCAACTTCCTTTACTTTAGAAGCTCGCGCTTTATCTCAAGACTGGAATCAGGGTACTGGTAGATTAGGTAATGTTCCTATCACAACAGATGGTGCAAGTTGGAAATTTAGAAATGAACTTGATATTAATATATGGCAAACTTCTAGTTTTACAACAGGTACTACTGGATCTTATAGTGCTACCGGAAATGCTGGGGGCGGTAATTGGTATACTTCTTCAACATATCTTGCTACTCAAAGTTTTGGTTCTGAAGTAGTTACTAAAGATATTAACTTTACAGTAACTAATGCTGTTGCTGCTTGGTATAGTAGTTCTATTCCTAACTATGGATTTATACTAAAAAATTCTTCATCTATAGAATTTACATCAGCATCAAAATTCGAATTAAAATATTTCTCAGACCATACTCATAATATATATCCTCCCTGTTTAGAAATAAAATGGAATGATACAACATATGTTACAGGCTCATTAAGTGTAGTTACATCTAGTTATTTTACAGCTACAATAAACAATAATAACGCTGAATACCAACAAGATTCTGTTACTAAATTTAGAGTTGCTGTTAGAGATTTATATCAATCAACTACATTTAGAACATCGTTAAGTTTTGGAAATCAAAAATGTTTACCATCTTCTTCATATTGGTCAATAAAAGACTTGGATACTGAGGAAATTGTCGTAGATTACGACACAACAGGTACTAAGATCGGATGCGATTCAACTAGTAATTATTTTACAGTATATATGAATGGATTAGAGCCTGAACGTTACTATAAAATTCTCCTTAAAACTATATTGTCAAATGGAGAAACAATAGTATCTGATAAAGATTATATTTTTAAAGTTATAAGATAATGTCTGAAATACCAGTACAGAAGACTGTATTTAATAAGGATACTTACGGTAGAGTAATTAATACTCAATTTAGTCAGTTGTTAAATCAAGGGGCTACTGAAGATACTTTATCTTTTACTGTAGATGATTTTTTTCAATTATATGAAGAATTATTTTATCAAATTCCAAAAGAAGGAGATACAAATTCTCATAAATATATTCTACAAAAAGAGGCTGATTATTTAGGTATTAGTATTAGTCAAGATGATATTCAAGCATTATTAAACGAAATTACATCATTAAGACAACAAGTACTTGAAACACAAACAACAATAAACGATTTGACTAAAAAATAATGGCTAGTAATATACAAATAGTAGGTTCAATTTTAAATAAAGGGCAATTATCTCGTTATAATAATGAAGATACTAACTTATTATCTTCTAATATAATACAGGAAAATTTTGGCCAACAAGATGATTATATAGAATATTTTATATATGATGCTGGTGGTAATCTTTTAAATACAAATTACGACTATAAAAGTTTTAAATTACCTTCTACATTTGGATTAAACCCAGCCCCATATAAAGATGCAGTTGGTGTTGTTTCTAATTACAATACATCCCCTTCTACATTACCAATAATTGAAATTGATCCTATTTTAGATCTAAGAAATTTAGGCTATTCATCAGGTGAATTTAAAGTACAATATAATTTCTTTAATAATAGAATTGAAAACTTATTTCTAAAAGAAATATCAGCAGACAGAACTGAAATTAGAGTTGGATCTACAGTTTTAACTAATGCCCAAATCGAAAGCAGTTCATTAGCACTTATTAATGAATATTCAAGTTCTGCTTATTTTGTTGATTATCTTATTAATTTTGGAGATAATACTCAAGTAGTAGCTGTAAACGTAGCATTAAATAAAGTTGAGTCTGGATACGAAATATTATTTAAATTATACCAACCATTACCAAACAATATTTCTGAAAAGACAAGTTTATGGGTTGTTAGAGAAAAAGTTAATCCATATTCTTTTAATCTTAATTTAGACAAATTAATTCTCCCCCCTCCAATTCCCTTATTAAGAGGTCCTAATTTTGGTATTAAAATAGATAACCAAAATAATATTGCTACTTCATATCAAACATATACTAGTTTAGTTAATAGCATACAAAGCATATCTACATCTTCATATCAACAATTATTAAGTTTAATTACTTCTCAAAGTATTGATATTAATACTGATTATACTAATTTTACTAATTTTACATTCTTTAGTTCGGCTGAGCAAAGAGTATCAAATTTTTATAATAAAGTAAAACAAATTGAAGATTATAAAACAAATATAGCTATTTATATTCCATTAACAGCAAGTCGAGCTGATTTAATTAATGATTATAATTTTGCTACCTCTAGTATTAACAGTATAATTTCTAAGTTTGACGGATTTGAATATTATATGTATTTTGAAAGTGGATCTTTAACCACATCAGACACATATGGTATTACTCCATATCCAAAATCAACATCTACTTTACCTTATACAGCATATTCTACATCGTCTGCTCAAGTTCAAACTTGGTTAATGGCATCTACAGCTAGCGCTGCTAATTATGATGATAACAATCAAAATTACATAATAAATACATTACCATCATTTATTAAAGATGATGAAGATAATGATCCTTATGTCACGTTTATTAACATGATTGGTCATTATTTTGATAATATTTGGATTTTCTTACAAGCAGTAACGGATGTTAATTTAGCGAATAACAACCTAGAACAAGGCGTTTCTAAAGATTTAATATATGATGTATTACAATCATTGGGAATTAAATTATACAACCAATACGGAGATTCAGATAATATTAGCTTTTTAATTGGTGCAAGTGGTAGTGCTAATTGGGATAATAATTTTACTTATACCGGTTCTTATCTAAACACATTACCTAAAAAAGACTTACTTGCTGAATCATATAAAAGAATTTATCACAATTTACCTTTACTATTAAAAACAAAAGGTACAGCTTATGGCTTACAAACATTAATATCTACTTTCGGTATTACAGGTAGTACTTTACAAGTTAAAGAATATGGTGGTGATACTAAAACAGGTTTATTAGATGAATTTAATAATGATAAAATTAGAATTGTATCTAATACAATTACAGGTAGCGTACTATCTCCAAACATTAGTTTACAATCATACCCAACAGCCTCTACATTATTCAGAACTAATGACTTACACTATGTAGATGTTTCTTTTTCACCTCAAGAAAAAATTGACATATTTGCATCTGCATCTATTGCAGCTGCTACAACAACTTGGAGTTTAGATGACTTTATTGGTGATCCTAGAGCTCAATACAGTAGTTCATATTCAACATTAGAAACAGAACGTACCAAATATTATTCTCCATTAAGTGCTTCTATAGTACCATTTACCGGCTCTGCTGGTAGCGGTTCAATTGGTGCTACTGACTATAATAGTTTTATCAGATTAATACAGTTTTTTGATAATTCGTTATTTAAAATGTTAAAAGATTATGTTCCTGCAAGAGCTAATCTGTCTACTGGTATTAGTATTACTTCTCCTGTATTAGAAAGAAATAAATGGTCTTACGCTAATCCATCATCTACATCTGAAATAGATGTTAAAGAAGGTACTATTGATCCTGTTGGTATTTCAACTGAATATACTACTTTATATACTAAATTATCTGGTAGTAAAGCTGCTTATTATGATGGAAATATAACAGGTAGTACTGTTGATGTGTATTCTTATTATGAAGATTCAAATCCTAATCCTTACGTATTAGGTACAACAGCATCTTGGAATGCACAACACACAGTAAGTGAAAGTGCTAATCCAAATAAATTCTCACACTCTGATTTTAATGTATTATTTAATAATGTAACTAATAGTTTAGTATCTAATACTAGACAAGAAATTGAATATATTTTTGGTACAACTAAAACAATAACATCTTCAGCTGAACTACAAGATTCATATGAGTCTTTAAGAACGCATCAGTTGTCAAGATATGAAGGATCTAAATTATCTAGTTTAACATATAACAATTATACTAGCGCTTCTGCAACATATGACGGTGATATTTCATACGGTAAAACAGCTACAATTGATCGTCGCTCACGTAAATTAGGTTTATTTACAGATATAGTTTCATCATCTTACTTACCAGGGCGTAATAACGTTAGATTATTATATCTTGTAGATGAAGCAGGTGAATTAACTGAATTAAATCAACGTAATAAACATTGGGAGGAGATTCAAAATACATTTGTTCAAGGAGAAACTTTAGATGTATCTCAATTTGACGTACAAAAATTTAGTCCTCAAAAGACAACAGACGGTACTAAAGATATTTTTGATAGTGGATATGCTTATTCTCCAATATTATACTTTGGTACTTGTAGTATTGACCAGCAATTATATTTTCAATATCAAGGTTCATCTAATAGTTACCTATCATTAGCTAAAACTGAAGCAACAGCTTCATTAACTATTAATGGATATACTACAAACAACTATCCTGTATCTTCAGGTGTTGTTAAAAATATTTTTGATAGTGTAATTCAAGGAGGATCTTATTTAAGTGCAGGTACAACATTAGCAGCCCCAACATATTCAATTCAAGAAGGAGGTGCACATAAAGTAAGTGCTTCATTATCTATTGATGTAATAATGAATAATGGCGGTACACAAACATGGCAATTAGGAGTATATAAGCAAGGAATTTTAATAGATTCATCTACTCAAACTATTGAGGTATTAAATGCAGCTACTGCTTCTAACAATCAAACCACTTTATATAGCTACCAATCAGCATTATACCCAACTACAGTAACCAGTAATAAACCTATTCTTGCCGGTGGTATAAATTACCCATCTGGAACTACTTTTACTAAATGGAATGCTTATTTTTTAACTGGTAGTTCTTATACTTGTACTTTTGGTGGTGGAAGTGGAAATTGGTATAGTTTATATAACTATGGTGGTACGATAATAACACCTGTAAGTTGTGGGTATGCTAGTGTTAATAATAAATTTGAATTTGATTGGGATATGTATCAGATAGATGATTTTGATACTCCTACAGGTGTACAATCTGCTACTTTTACTATTAATAACTCAAGTATAAGCGCCAACCAAGGAGATAAAATATCAATAAGATTTTCTCAAATATCTACATCAACTGCTAATTACACAGCCTCATTCTCTAACTCAGGGTTATTAACGGTAAGTTCACTTTCAGTATCAACTGGATATGCTTCAACAACATGTACACCTAATGGATATTTTAATTCTGCTTCATTAGCAATATCAGCTTCAATTACTGGATCTAATGATGAAATTATATTTAGCCAAGGTGTATCTAGTTTTTATAGTAGTAATTATTTATTCGTTCCTAACCCATTAAAAGGTACACAAAATAGCTTATTTGAAACGTATGCAAATGTTGATTATCCATTCCAAATTAATCCTTACGATATAATAGTTGTAGGTTTATCTGATGGAACTTATATTGAATCTAGAGTATTATCCATAAATCCCCCAGATAGCGCTGATCCCTTATTAAGAGTAAAACTAGATAGTCCTTTACCGGCTTTATTAAGAACTGATTTAGCTTATAGTGGTGGTGGTTTATATAGATATTTCTTAGTTTTATCTCGTAAAAAGGATGAAACAAGTGCTTATTTAACATTTAAAAAACGTGAAGGTAAAACATCATATGGTTTTGTAATACCAAACGACATTTCACCTGATGTATTAGCCAAGATTGACGTCATTACTAAAGAAGTTAAACAAAAATTACTCAACGAACAATCAGCAATAGACAACATTAGTGGTGGTACCTTTGGATAACATCTAGAATTTTATTATATTTATTAGTATATACAACATAAAGAATTATGGCAATTTTAAATCCTACGACAGTAACAGTAGATG